TGGCTTTGAGTATCTGATGTTTAAAGATGTAAACTTTATACGTCAGGCGTACCCGCTAACAGGAACACAGGGAGCGCCTAAATACTACGGCATCTTTAGCCGCACCGCGTTTATTCTCGGCCCCACACCCAATTCTGCTTATGACGCAGAACTGCACTATTTTCACAAGCCCACCTCAATTACCGCATCTGTAGACGGCACAAGCTGGCTTGGCACCAATGCAGAGTCTACGCTTCTGTATGGCTGTCTTGTTGAGGCGTACACCTTTTTAAAGGGTGACCCCGACCTGATGCAGATGTATACCCAAAGGTATATGGAGGCACTGGCTAATCTGGAGCAGTTGGGCGAAGGCTACAGCACAACAGACAGCTATAGATCGGGTGAAGTAAGGAAAGCCAGAGCATGATTGGTGTTAGCGGTGGCTTTGAGGTGGGTAGCGTTAGTGTACACACCACACAGAACAGGGGGTTTACCCCAGAGGAGATTGCTGAGAGGTGTTTAGATAAGATCGTCTCGGTAGCTGATACTGCGTTGCCAGAGGTACAGGCACAGGCGCAGGCATTCAAGGATCACATTAGAGCGGTTCTTGTTTTCTACATGAAAGAGGCCGCAAACAGCGACCGAACCACAGTGTATAACGCCCTTCTTGATGCAGGGCAAAAAGATTTAGCCGAACTTATCAGGAGAATGTGATATGGCTTTTAGCGGAAACTTCATGTGTTCATCCTTTAAGCAGGAACTGCTTGTTGGCGCTCACAATTTTACAAACGGTGCTCACACGTTCAAGCTGGCGATGTATACCAATTCAGCCAGTTTTGATGCGGCAACTACTGCATATACAACGGGCAATGAAATTAGTGGAACAGGTTACTCAGCAGGCGGTGGAACACTGACCAATGTGACCCCAACCCTGTCTGGAACCACAGCCCTCACGGATTTTGTCGACCTCACGTTCTCCAGCAGTACGCTAACGGCGCGTGGAGCACTTATATACAATACGACAACTAGCGGTGGCTCTAGTACTACAGATACCGTTTTGGTGTTGGACTTTGGCTCTGACAAGTCGTCCAGTGCTGGTGACTTCACTATTGTGTTTCCCACACCGGATGCCTCTAACGCCATTATCAGGATTGCCTAGTCATGGCCTTGGTCGTAGCGGATCGCGTAAAAGAAACCACGACAACAACGGGCACTGGAGCAGTTTCTCTTGGTGGTGCGGAGCCTAACTTTCGTACCTTTGCTTCTGTTTTGTCTAATGCCGACACAACCTATTACGCGATTGTCGACAACAACAACCTTGCTTTTGAGGTTGGTCTTGGCACGTATGCTAGTAGCGGTAACACGATAACCCGTACAACGGTGCTGTCGAGTTCCAATAGCAACAGTGCAGTTAACTTTTCCGCAGGAACCAAGGATGTCATCCTGACATATCCTGCTGACAAGTCAGTATTTGAAGACGCAGATGGCATAGTGTCGATTGAGAACCTTCAGATCAACACCAATGCGATTAAATCCACAGACACCAACGGTAATATACAGCTATTTCCAAATGGAACCGGCTTTACCGAGCTATACGGTAATACCAATGCTGGTGCCATTAGGTTTAACTGTGAGTCCAACTCTCACGGCGTAACCCTAAAAGGGCCGCCGCATAGCGCCTCTGCAACCTACAGTCTAGAGCTTCCTAATGCAGACGGAACAAGCGGTCAGGCTTTATTGACCGATGGTTCTGGCAAGTTGTCATTTGGAGCCGCAGGCATCAACACAGGCAAAGCCATTGCGATGGCTATTGTATTTGGATAGGAGATAGAAAATGGCCGCACCCAACATTGTCAATGTCGCCACGATTACAGGCAAGTCCGCAGTGGTGAGCTTGACCGACACTAACGCCACTGCTGTGGTGTCTAATGCCGCAAGCTCTAGCAAGGTGTTTAAGATAAATAGCCTTACTGTCGCAAATGTAGACGGTTCTGTGGCGGCGGACATTACAGTCAGTTACTACAGCCAAGACGATATTGGCGGCACTGCTACAGAGATTGTCAAAACGGTTTCTGTGCCGCAGGACTCAACGCTTGTAGTGATCGACAAGAATACCTCTCTGTACCTAGAGGAAGATCGGAGCATTGGAGCGCAAGCCAGTGCCGCAAACGATCTCAAGGTCTTTGTTAGTTACGAAGAAATAAGCTGAGCCTGAGCCATGAGGTTTATTGGTAAAGACCCCAACATTATTGATGCCTACTACACCGCCACTGCGGAAGGCGCGATCACGGCGGGAAAACCCGTCATTGTTGAAGCTGATGGTGATGTAACGCTTATAAACGCCAGTGGGGGCGGACAAGATTTAGGCACTCCCGCAGTTTTTGAATCAGCAACTGTATCTTTCACGGGGTCTACTTTTGATTCATCTAATAACAAGATAGTCATAGTTTACAGAGACGACGGTAACTCTAGTTACGGTACTGCTGTTGTTGGAACTGTAAGCGGCTCCGCCATATCTTTTGGGACGCCTGTTGTTTATAACAGTGCTAATTCTTCATACAACGAAGCCACCTTTGATTCTAACGCCAATAAAGTAGTGGTTGCGTATAGAGATACTGGGAACTCAAACAGGGGAACTGCCATTGTCGGCACTGTTAGCGGGACGAGCATATCCTTTGGTTCAGAGGAAGTCTTTGAGGACGGCGAAACTAACGAGATTAGTATCACGTTTGACAGCTCCAACAATAAAGTTGTTATAGCTTATGCCGACGAAAATAATTCAAACTATGGTAAGGCTATTGTAGGGACGGTAAGTGGAACGTCTATTAGCTTTGGCTCAGAAACTACCTTTAATACTGGCGCTTTATATGGGTCAGGCATCACCTTTGACTCTAATTCCAACAAGGTGGTTATAGTGTATAGAGATGGTGGAAATTCTAACTACGGTACTGGAATCGTCGGCACGGTTAGCGGAACAAGTATTTCATTTGGATCGGAGACTGTTTTCCAAAGTGTTAGTTCAGCAAACCCAAGAGCCGCCTTTGATAGCAATAGCAATAAAGTAGTTTGTGTGTACAAAAACAACAGTGACCTTACTTTAATGACGGTTGTTGGCACTGTTAGCGGCACAAGCATTTCGTTCGGCACCCCCGTTGTCGCAGACAGTGGTTCAGTTGGAACTTATCACGGAATAGTATTCGATAGCGCCAACAATAAAGTCATTGTATCTTTTGACAGTAATACTAATTCTGATGGACGGCTTGTTGTTGGCGCGGTAAGTGGTACTTCTATTAGTTTTGAATCTGCCGTGCAGTATGAATCAGGAGAAACGGGTGAAGTTTCATCAACCTTTGATTCTAATGCAAGCGCGACAGTTGTAGCTTATCGAGACAGCGGAAATTCTAATTACGGTACTGCTGTAGCATTCAGATACGCAGTAAGCAACTTGACCTCAGAAAACTATATAGGCATTGCCGCCGACACCTACGCTGACAACGAAGATTCCACGATTGGCATAGTCGGCTGTATAGACCGCAATCAGACCGGCCTGACGGCAGGTCAGCAATACTTTGTTCAAGGCGATGGCACTCTTAGCACCACAGCAGGAAATCCTTCTGTGCTAGCTGGCACAGCCATATCCGCTACTGAACTGGTGGTGAAAGAATGAAGACTATAGGCAATACGCTACCAAGAAGATTTAAAGCTAAAGCCAGTGGTGCAATCACCGCAGGAAAGCCTTTGATTGTTGAAGCTGATGGGGATGTGACGCAGGTAGCGGAGACTGCTTTTTCCGATTCCGTATTGAATACAGGGACGCAGTTCCATAATGACAATACTGACTATCCTGCGGTTGCATACGATGTAGCGTCCGGAAAAATTGTTGTGGCCTACAAGACCGCCAGCCCTTCTGTAACAGGAGCGGCTGTTGTTGGGACAGTGAATCTTACAGATGGGTCAATTTCTTTTGGAACGCCGGTCACCTTTCTTTCTGGAAACGCACGATACATATCGGCGGCATACGATGCCAGCGCAGAAAGAATAGTGATAGCTTATAGGGATGGTAATAGTTCGAATCACGGCAAGGTGGTAGTTGGTCAGGTATCAGGAACAAGCATTAGTTTTGGTACTGCTGTCACGCTTCAATCGGCTCAATGCTCAGATTTTTCTATCGTATACGATTCCAAGGCTCAAAAAGTAGTCATTGGATTTTATCACGATGGGGCAGGAGGGAAGGCCAGAGTAGGAACAGTATCTGGCACAAGCATTAGTCTGGGAACGGCTGTGACGTTTAACAGTGGAGCCAGTTACGAAGCTCTTTGTGCAGTGTATGACTCTACTACTGAGCAGGTTGTAATTGTCTACCAAGATCATGGCAACAGCAATTACGGCACGGCTGTTGTGGGAGCCGTTGCCGGAACAGATATCAGCTTTGGTTCAGAGGTGGTTTTTAACAGTGCTACCACTTATCTGGGTCAGAATGGTCGGTGTGCAGACTACGACCCTATTACTCAAAAAGTATTGGTTACTTATGCTGATGGGGGTAATAGTAATCGAGGAACGCTGATCGCCTTAACTGTGAGCGGTACAAGTGTTAGCGCAGGCAGTGAGCTAGTTTTTGAATTTGGAAGTCTTACCGACCATCCACTAGCTGTTATCTATAGCGCAACCGCCAAAAAGTTTTTACTAGCGTACACCGACAGTAGTACCAACTACGGACAATATCAGGTTGTTAGTACAAGTAGCGCCTCGTCAGGAACAAACATAACTATAGACAAAGCGGAAACTCAAATTAAGGCGTTGGTTTACGATGATAAGGCTGGCCTTAACGGCACGAGTGTTCCAGACCTTCCGTGGATTGTTTTTGTTGGCTCTACTAGCTCAGTGGGTGAAGCGGGTGTTATTCAAATAGCTTCTGGTGTAACTAACCTTACCTCCGAAAATTATATTGGCATCGCAGAGTACGCGGCTTCAGACACAGAAACAGCGACAGTGTTGGTCAAGGGTGGCGTCAGCACTACACAGTCTAGCCTAACCCCCGGTCAAACCTATTTTGTGCAGGGTGACGGCACAGTTGGCCTCACCGCAGATACCCCCAGCGTGACCGCAGGCACCGCTGTCACCTCAACCAAACTGATAGTGAAGGGCTAATATGAGCTATATAGGCAGACAGCTTAATGTACCCGCCAGCACGGTTCAGTTGACGGCAGAGGGTGCTATCACTGCTGGAAAGCCGTGCATTATTGAGGCTGACGGAGATGTGGCTCAAGTAGCACTGGAGGCCGTTGCTCAAGCCACTGGTTCTTATGTAGAGCCTCAAACTAATATAGCTATTGATGTTGACGGCACCTTTGACAGCACTAACAATAAAACAGTGTTTGTCTACAAAGACGAAAATACTGATGCCGGTGTGGCTCTTGTCGGTACAATATCAGGCACTAGCATAAGTTTTGGCACTGCGGCGACAATTGACGACGCTGTATCAACGAACAAGAATTTACGAGTTACCTTCAACCCTTCTGCTGGCAAAGTGGTTGCTATCTACAGAGATGGTGACAACTCTGGTTACGGAACGGCTCGCGTAGGAACGGTATCTGGCACTGACATTAGTTTTGGCACTGCTGTCGTTTTTAAATCAGCAGACACACGTAATGCGGATATAGGTTCTGCCGACGGTAGTAACGTGGTTATTGCGTATAAGGGAACAAGTGGCTACGGATACGGCATCGTTGGCGCAATTAGTGGCACCAGTATTAGTTTTGGTTCTGCAACCGCAATAATGAACAGCAATAATAAATTTGAGTGGCAAGCAGTCTCATACGACAGCAATGCCGATAAAGTGCTGATAAGCTACCACGGAGATAGCAATTACGGATATGCCGCAGTCGGTACAATATCGGGCACATCCATCAGTTTTGGCACCCCCGCGCAATTCAATGGAACAAGTGCGCTCGCCAGCGGAGAAAGATCTGTGTCATCGGATTTCGATCCCAATACCAATCAAGTAGCTATTGGTTTCATTGATAATAGTGATAGCGGTAAGTGCAAGGCCGTGATGGCGACAATCTCAGGCACTAGCGTGGGTTTTGGGTCGGTAGCAACCGTAAGCTCTAATGATTGCGGTTATCCCTCTGTGCAATATCACTCAGTGGCGGAAAAGGTTGTTGTGGCATTCCGTAAACAAACCGGAGACGATGAATTACAGGCGGGAGTGGGAACGGTTTCGAGCACGAGTATTAGCTTTGCCACTGCTTTTACTGTAGATGATGCAGACACCTCTGGAACTCCTCGTTATGAATACGTGTCTTTGGCGTATGACAGCAATTTAGGAATTATGAGTGTTGGATACAGGAGTTATGGATCTGGTAATACACGAAGGTTTCGCTCTAACGTGTTTCAAATTGCACATGATGCGCCTAATTTGACCTCCCAAAACTTTATTGGCTTTGCGGAAAACGATTGCACCGACAACGGCCTAGCGACGATTCAGCTAGGCGGCTCAGTCAGCGACAAACAAACTAGCTTGACCGCAGGGCAAACGTATTTTGTGCAGACGGACGGTACAATAGGCACTACAGCGGCCTCGCCATCTGTCACGGCAGGCACAGCAGTTTCATCCACTGAAATCTTAGTAAAGGGCTAAAACATGAAAACCATCACCGAAAACGCAACTAAGCTGTCCAAGTATCTGCTTGAGGACAGCAAGGCTGTAGATATGGGTTCTGACAAAATTACTGTTGGCGACCCGTCCTCCCCAGACTTTTACATTGCCGACCTTAACTCTAGCAACGCTACGCTTACTGAAAGTGTAACGGACGCTCCAGATAACTGGTCAGGCAATCGCTACACCTACGACCCAGCGGCAGACCCTAAGTGGGTTGCAAATTCCGACTGGGTCGATCCCGATAGCTAAGATTAATGAAACGCTTTCTGGTTGTCACTGCGTGTTTGTTGTGGCCTGCTTTCCTGCTGGGAGAGGAGACGACAACCAATATAGATACAACATCATCGTCTACAAGCACAAGCACCAGTGACAACACCAACAACAATAATAACGTGAACACGACGACCTACACGGGTGAGTCCACGAACACTAATGTAAGCACCAACACAAATTCAAATACAAATGTAAACACGTCAGTAATTAACTCGACCTCTAACGCGAGCAATGTAAACCTTAATCAGAATGTTAATACGACTAATTACACGGGGTTGCTAACAAACACCAACGCCAACACGAATGTTAATAACAGCACCAGCGTTAATACCAATAACAACACCAACACTAACACCTCAGTGAGCACTGCTACCAATGTTAATCAAAATTCCAGCACTAACAGCAGTGTTAGTTTAACGACCTCTGACACAACCATTGACCAAACAAGCAGGTCTACGTCAGATGTTAATTCGACTAATAGCAACGTAAACAACAACAACAACAACTCTGTTAGCACCTCAACTCAGAGGGTTACACAGGATATAAACTCTCCGCCGCCTAGTGCAATAGCGCCGAGCATTGGTAGTAGTTACAGCCAAGACCTTTGCACAACGGGTATTTCTGGCGCAGTCCAGACTCAAATATTTGGATTTTCTACAGGTAAATCCATCCGAGATAAGAATTGCGAAAGGATTAAGTTGAGTAAAACCCTTTACGACATGGGAATGCGAGTGGCGGCTGTAAGCCTCATGTGTCAGGACTACAGGGTTTGGTCGTCAATGATGGACGCTGGAACGCCTTGTCCGATTGAGGGTCAGATAGGCGACGAGGCTAGGGCTTTGTGGGAGGCTTATCCAGAGCGAGTGCCTGAGCCAGAGAGGCGAATGTAATATGAAAGGTCTTATTGGCATAGTCATTCTGCTTTGCGCTTCTGTGGGATATGGGCAGACAGAAACTTCAAAAAACCTGCTTACAGCCACTCAAACGGTAGGCGACGTGTTATTTAGGGCGGAAGCTAACAGTTACCAATATAGCTTCCAGACGGGTCAGGTAACGGCAGTAGGCGTGTTGCCCGCTTATAATCCCTTACAGGTTCTTACCCTCAACTGGTCGTTCGATGCCTTGTACGGTTGCAACAATTCTATTGGCGGTTACTGCGGCAACCCCAATGGCACTCAAGACGAAATACAAGCCTTTCTTGCGGTTGGGAATGAAGCTGGGGACAGTGATGTCCGAGAGGTGTTTAATCAGCAAGACTTTAATCAAGAGTGGCAGACCTTTAGTGGCGCTGAAGTTTACGATTTTGCTAGCTCTTACGAGGCCGTCAGCCTCAGAATAGACGGGATAGATCGCGGATATTGGGCTGGATACTACGGGCCAAGGGTTAGAAATCCCTCGGTGATTGCCATCTACACTCCTATAAATACGGGAATTGCTATTGTCGCTGACTGCTCAAACCCTCAAAACGATACGTCTTGTGCGGGTTACGAAAACAATGTTGCCACAGAAGAACAGGTAGTCTTTATTCCAGAGCCAGAGCCTCAACCCCCAACCTTTGGGGAGCAGGCGACTAATGCTGTGTTCGGAGATTCTGCCGACGATTTTTTGTTTTTAGAAGAGCCTGATGCTACTGGAAGGCCGAGGGTTATGAAACATATCGAGCCTCAACAGGTCTACCAAGAAACTCAACAAGAAGAGGAAATGTTTGGATTTCCGCCCCCACAAGGGCGCCCACAGGTACAGGGTGGGCCTCCTCCCCAAGATATGCCGCAAATGTCAGGTCAGCCTCTGGCTCAAAGCGAGCGGGAAATGCGGGGTGAGTCTTCTGTTCAGGACAGCACTGAAATAAGGGGCGAGCCTCCTATGTTTGAGGACGCAGAAGATCTATTAGAAATCAAGAAAGAGCCTGCACCCGTTTTTCGAGCTAGAGAAGCAACTTCCGAAGAGGTTATGGCTGAGGTCGTTCGAGTTACAAGAGAGCCTCGCCCTGAGCCTGTCAGAGCGCAAGAAGCTGTTGAGCCAAGGCCAGTTGTTGTGCAAAGAAAGGTAGCCCCTATAGACGTTGCCTCGGAAACGCGAGTAGAGCCAGCGGCTGAGGCTGTACGGGCAGTGGTAAGGCCGGCGGTTGATGTGATGGGGATTGCGCTATCACTTGCTAATCAACAGCCAGATCAAAGAACGAGGGCATCGCAAGGCCAACAACAGCCTCAAGCAATGCAACAAACTTTTCAAATGGACGGCCAATCGAGCGATCAAGTGGGCGGGGCTAATTATTGGGATTCTGGAGCAAAAGAAATTCAAATTGCACAGACATTGACTCAG